AATGAGGCTTTTCTAGAAAACTCAATTCGCGCGCAATTCGGTGATGAGAACGCTCGTCAATACCTAGCCGCTGCATCAGATACAACAACAACTGAGGTAGCAGGTCTTGTGCCTACTCGTCAGTTGACTGAAATCATCAACAACAAGTCAACAGCAGGCCGTCCATCAATCGATGCGATCTCAACTGGTGCACTTCCAGATGCTGGAATGAAGTTCCAGATCCCACGCGTTAAGACAGTTCCAACAGTTGCAGCAGCAGCTGAAAAGGGTGCATTCGATGATACTCAGGTTGAAATTGAGTACCTAGATGTAACAGTTGCCAAATATGCGGGGATGCAATTATTCGATGTTGAAGTCCTTGACCGCACAAGTCCGGCCTTCTTCTCAGAATTGCAGAGCCTCATGGCCGATGCTTACGCTAAGGCAACAAACGTTGCAGTACGCACAGCGATCCAGACAGGTGCATCAGCAGATGCAACAACAATCACACTTCCTTGGGATGGCGCAGAGATGGCTGGCTTTATCGCTCGCGCTTCTGACAGCATCTACACAGCGACACTTCGTTTCGCAACAGGTGTAATCGTTTCTCCAACACAATGGAGCAATATTATGGGGATGGTCGATTCACAAAATCGCCCTCTATTCATCGCCTCACAGCCACAAAACGCTGCGGGTAATGTTTCACAATCACTTCGCGGATCACTTCTAGGTTTAGACCTATATGTTGATTACTCACTAACCGGCTCAGCAGATGGATCAATCGTGGTTGTAAATCGCGACTCATTCACATGGTACGAGTCACCACGCCTACAGCTTCGCGCTGACAAGGTTGGTACAGGTAAGGTTGAAGTTGGTTACTATGGTTATGGCGCAATCGCCACTAAGGTGCCTTCAGCTGGTGGAGCGTTCAAGTTTAACAACGCTTCGTAAGCAAGCCCACTAAGTACGCTCTGAGGGGTAGTAGCCCTTCTACCCCTCAGAGTCTTTAGAAAGGATAAAGGATGTCGCTCACAACAGTTGCAGAACTCCGTAGCACTCTCGGAGTCGGTACCTTGTATCCAGATGCGACCCTTCAAGAAGTCTGCGATGCAACAGATGCAGTCCTACTTCCTATGCTATGGGCTCCTACTTATTTCACAGTAGCTCATGAAAACATTGTGGGCGAAGGAACTCTTTACTTTAATGATCCTGTGGCAGAAATCTTTTATGTAGGTCAAACAGTAACAATTGTTAATTCTGGCAGCAGCTATAACGGCAGCAAAGTGATTACAGCCGTTGGCGATTATTCAATTACCATGGATACAAACCATGCAGCAGCAAAGACTAAGCATGCAATCGCTCCTTATGGCACTGCTAGTACAACAACTTACACAGACTGGACAGCAGACATGGCAGTCCAGCAAGCAGCTTTAATGATCGCTGTTGAGATATGGCAGGCTAGAACCGCTACCCTTTCAGGCTCTAACCTTGTCGATTTCCAGCCCTCACCTTATCGAATGTCAGCACAGCTGCTCGCTAAGGTAAGAGGTTTAATCAGCCACGCACTAGACCCTCGCTCGATGGTGGGATAATGACTGTTGCTATCACACAACTTAGAACGACACTAGCTGAGGCTCTTCAAGACGATAGCAAGTATCAAGTCTTTGCATTCCCACCTGCCACAGTCCTAGCCAATTCAGTTATTGTCAGCCCGGATGATCCTTACCTAACTCCAAACAATAACAGCCAAATCAGCATTAGCCCTCTTGCTAACTTCAAGGTAATTTTAACTGTGCCTCTGTTTGACAATGAAGGCAACCTTAACGGCATCGAGGACATCGCCTGTAGCGTATTCGCTAAACTGGCTGCATCATCCTTGAAGTCTAATGTCAGCGCAGTAAGCGCGCCTAGTGTTCTCAATGCTGCTTCGGGAGACCTTCTCAGCTGCGAGATTTCAGTATCAATCCTAACGAGTTGGAGTTAATTATGTCCGATTACGATAAAGAGTTGGAAGCCTTCTTGATCAAGATCGGGCAGGTAGCACCAACACCATCAAAGCCAGCACCTACTAAGAAAGACGAGGAATAATCTCATGGCTGTATTTCTAAATAACAAGGTCGGCGTGAAGATCAATTCAGTCGATCTTTCTGACCATGTCACAGCAATAAATCTCAACCGCTCATTCGATGAGTTAGAAGTAACTGCAATGGGTGACTCAGGCCACAAGTTCGTCAAGGGTCTTGAAGCATCATCAGTAACAATCGATTTCTTAAATGACACAGCATCAGCGAATGTTCTAGCAACATTACAAGCTGCGTGGGGAACATCTGTAACTGTGGTATTGCTACAGGAAAAGGGAACAGCAGTATCTGCTACAAACCCTCTGTACACAATGACCTGCTTGATCAACAACACGACCGACATTAACGGCGCAGTCGCTGATCTAAGTTTGCAGAGCCTGACATTCAATGTCAATGGCACAATCACAGTAGCAACAACCGGCACATTCTAAACAACTAACAAAGGGGCTAACCATGGCAAGACTAAAGATCGTTCGACAAGATGGAAGCGTATTAGAAGGCGAGATCACTCCAGCTGTGGAGTACGCATTCGAGCAGTACGCTAAAAAGGGTTTCCACAAGGCTTTTCGAGATGAAGAAAAGCAGTCAGATGTTTATTGGCTTGCATGGGAAGTCACTCGCAGATCAGGTGAGTCTGTTAAGCCTTTCGGTATGGATTTCATCGAGACACTTAAAAGTGTTGAGGTGCTTGATTCAGACCCTTTGTCTTAAAGCGCGATCTCCCATTCACCTACCTCATTGCTAGGCTAAGCATAAGGTTAGGGATCGCGCCACAGCAGTTATTAGATTTAGATCCTACAATGCTAGAAGCATTACTACAGGGTCTCAAAGATGAAGCAAAGGAGATCAGCGATGGCAACAGAGTTAAAAGGCGCAGTTGAAATGCGTAAGGCTCTGAGGCAGTTTACACCTGATCTCGCTAAGGAAACATCTCAGGAAATGGCTAATCTGTTAAAGCCAGTAGTTAAGAATGCTAGAGGGTTTATACCTTCTAACTCGGCAGTCTTATCTGGCTGGAGTAAGCCAATATCCTCAGCCGATACTATTAACTACAGACCTTTTCCTAAGTTTGATTCATCGGCTGCTAAGCGTGGTATTGGTTACAGCACTACGCCATCAAAGCCTAACAAGGCTGGATTTTCCTACCTTGCTACTATTGCTAACAATTCAGCAGCTGGAGCGATCTACGAGACTGCTGGTCGTAAAAACCCTTCCGGCCAGCCACGCTTTACAGGCGAAGGCAACGAGTCGGGTAAAGGCTTTAACAAATCGCTTAACCCTAATGCCGGTGTGCAATTCCTTGCCAACTTAAACAGCACAGGCCAACTCGTTAATGCCAAGCCTAGAATGCAAGGCCAAAGAGGTCGTGTCAGTCGTAAGGTTACTGGTCGTGCGATCTTCCGCGCATGGTATGAAGATGGCGGAAAGACAAACGCAGCAGTCCTCAAAGCCATTGAAAACTCATGGGCTAAATACGATGCGAGAGCGAAGAGATACTAAATGGCTAAAAATGATGTAAGCATCCGGATTGGTGCATCCTTTGTAGGTAAGAAGGCTTTCAAGCAGGCAGAGACTTCTACAGATAAGTTAAACAGGAATGTTAAAAAACTTGCAGCCAGTTTCGGTATTGCTTTTGGTGCTCGCGGTATTGGTCAAGCAGTTAAGGCTTTTGCAGAAGATGATAAAGCAGCCAAGGCATTAGGTCAGACTCTTAATAACCTTGGGCTTGCTTTTGGTAGTAACTCAGCAACCATCAATGGCTATATCTCACGCCTAGAACAACAGACAGGTGTGCTAGATGATGAGCTTCGTCCGGCCATGGATCGATTCCTTCGCGCCACTTTGTCAGTTACTAAGTCACAAGAACTGCTTAACCTTGCATTAGATATCTCAGCAGGTACAGGCAAGTCCGTCACTCAGGTTTCACAAAGCCTCCAGAAGGCTTACCTAGGCCAGACACAGGCATTAGGTCGCTTAGGTATAGGACTTAGCAAGGCAGAATTAACATCCTCATCATTCGAGGAAATCCAAGCAAGGCTCAATGTTTTATTCGCAGGTCAAGCCACTACTGCTGCTAACACCTATGCTGGACAATTAGCGAAATTACAGGTAGCAGCCAATAACGCTAAAGAGACTATTGGTAAAGGCTTTGTAGATGCTTTAATGCTTGCTTCAGGATCTACCACCATTGATCCAGTTATCTCTGGTATTAACAA